TATATCCAGAAGTCGAGATCGACAAGACGATTGAGACAAGTACCATTTTTACAGCTTTGCTTCGGGTTATTGAAAGACAATTCAATCTTTTTGGGTTTTCCCGAAGTGGCTTTTGGGTACGATTCATAGTACCCACGTTGTCAATAGGCGCAGCGTAAATCATGGTTTTATCGGCGTGTCGAGACTAGTGGAATCAATCAGTTTTACGCCTTCTGTGCCGCATCCTAAACATTTGACCACGAAGGTATTCGCTGGAAGATCGGTAAATTCGGACAAAATCCAATGTTGGGTTTTCTTCTGTCCAAGTTTTGAGCAGATCCGGCATTCAAAGAGCAGCTGCATATTCACTCCTTAGGAAATCTTCCATGGGTCTTAAATCGCCTTGGTTAACCCACCAATTCTTTTCAGACTCTTTCCACGAGCGCTTGACCTTGGCTTCTTTCACCGGAATCCAGCCGATCAAGTAATAGGCAGGGGAGCGGTTGGTAACAAGGATCGCAATGTCATCTATCCGGTCGGAATGATGAATGATCATGTGGCCGTCTTTCCAGCGCGTCCATTTGATCTCTAGCCGCTTGCCTACATCTGCCGAGTTTTTGAATGTGCCGTGAGATGGCTTGAAATCGGTCAGATTAAAGTATTTGGCGACTGCCATCTCTGATCCCACGGCTTCGGATAACTGCGTAATGTATTCGTGATAATTCAACCCACGGTCATAACGCGATGGGTGATTAGCCACAGAAGCCAGCTCCTTTGCCCTAAGGAATCCGACTTCGTGAGCGGCCACTTCTTCGTTGTAATCGAGCTTGACGGCGATCATCGAATATATTGCTCGCGACATTCTTCGCAGAACCACAAGACATCCTGATCGACAATGACGACTTCAATGCCATTAAAAGGTGATCGGTATGTGCCATGGCCATCGCAGTATTTAGACTTGTATTCCACAGCTTCGCCATCTTCAAAGCGGATGGTTGTGCCCGGACGCGAGATTTCGGCGAATCCCATTATTTGCGCCACTCGCCAGTCATTGGATCCTTGCGATACCAGATCGCTTCACAGCCATCTTTGACTGAGCAGACGAATCCAAGATAAGCCTTACCCGTCTTAGCTGACACTCCAGACTTCTCGATCATTGCGCCGTGGCGACAGTTCTCACCTTGAACCTCAGCCTTAGCCATAGAGTTATTGACGACTGCTACGGCCGCGCTTAAAGGCTGGACGTTTGATAGGCCTAATCCTTCCCACGGTTCGATCTGACCCACGATCTGAGATATTTGTGGAGTAGAAGGTGCATTAACGACCTTGGCCATTTCTTCTCTACTTGGTCGCTTTCCCGTAGTCGCATAACCTGCATTCGCAAGCGCTCTGCCGATCGCAGAAGTCTCGCAATTCTCCAGCGCACTAGTCGAGTTAACGCCTTTATCAGTAACCTGCTCATGAGCGAGTCCAGTCGTCCAGACTTTAAGGTCTGCCTCTGTGCGATATATACGAGCTTTGACGATAAAGCCGTTTCCATGGAGTTCCAATAATTCTGTTTCAATTCGGCCATCGGGATATTCCTTCCAGAATTTGATCAGTCGATCTTCGACCGTTTCGTAATCAGCCAGGTTAAACATGTAAGACCTCAATTCCAGCCGCTAAATCGACTTGACTCATTAAGGTAAAAAGTTCGCCATTGTGCCATTCGGTGATGTAGCGAGAATGTGCGCGGCAATATGAACGGGTTATCCCTTTAGCCTTGGAAGTCTCTGAAATGACTGAATAGATCGCCGGAGTCTTGGCTAGCGCGTGCCATTGGGAAGTGCCATCGATGCGCACTTTGCCCCATTCGTCCTTGCAATAATCACACCACACGCCATCGGCAGGACGGCGGATCATTTGGCGTTTTCCTTATGTGCCGAGATCATTCCGGCACGACGGCCGTTTCCGTAGCCGTCTTTTCGACCGGATGCGTAGCCGATGAGGTATCCAGAGCATCCGCCAAAGAGAAGTGTGACAATGGCCAAGCCGAAGGTTGAAGCTGTTGAGTACATGTGTGCCGCCCTTTGTGTTAGGGTCAAGACACGAATCTCTACTTTACATAATGTAGACAGTCGGGGTTATTCGGATATCGACTGGTTACATGGAGTTGGATTCGCGCCTTAACGTGTGTGTAGTAAAGGTAAAGCCTTTACTGAGAAGGGTCAACCCCTTAGGCTCTGCGACACGCCGTAAGGCCGACAAAATAGGGCGGCATTATGAATCCATCGGGTCGTGTGAAAGTAACGACGGTCTCAAAGAGCGTGGCAAGGCTTCATTTATACGGATATGGTGAAGATGATCGAGTACCAAATGAAGGCGATATTTTGATCGTCTCTGATACTTATTTAGCCGAGAGTGAGAAAAAAGCGGACAATGAGTTCGAGCTTCTTATTCGCGGTAGAGATATGTGGATGTTAGCCGAGAAGGTGTCGGCCGCTTTGACGATGTATGAAGCGAATAAAGAATATCTGCGTCAACCTGTAACAAGGGTTACGAACATTCCCCGTTATCGTTCTGCGCAGTTACTGGATGACTTACGACATCGTGGGTGATTAGATGGTCGATCATCATTCTACGGATCTCTTTGAGATCATCTAAGACATAACCTGTAAAACCGTTAGCGACAGGTCGAGAGTTTTTTTCTGCCCGACCTGCCTTAACTGCGGCGTATCCAGAGATTATCGCCGCGAGGATTATCGTGGCTGAATTAAGCCACGCGCTCATTGATTTGTTGCGGACTTCTTAGTGACAGGTGCGCCAGCAAGACCAGACGCAATTACGGCTGAAAGTACGGCGCGGTAATTGAGTGAGAAATTGGTGGCTTGCCATGTAACGAGCAGACCAGTTATCGCCATCGTGATCTGTTTATAGTTGAGATTCTTCATGATGTTTTTTTCCATTTCGGACGGATTGCGTATTTCACGCAACTAGGCGGACGGTGTTTCATCGCAACCACGTCGCCATTAGATTGCGAACCCGTTTCATCCGATCCCGTGTTTCCTTCTACGGTATCGAATAAATGTGTTTTGGGATTCCATTGAAGGCAGATCCCAATGTGTTCGAGTGTTTTTCCATCCCATGAGAAGATCAAGAGATCATTCCTTTGAGCTTGAGAAGGGTTAACTAGAAGATTGTTATTCTTGCCCCATTCATACCATTGGATTACTCCAGCGGAATTAAATACCGGATCACTAGCTTCTTTCGCACACCAAGAGACGAAATCGGCACACCAAGATTCAGCCGGGCGACCTAACGCTTTGGAATACTTGTTAGCGTTATTCGCGCCTTCTTTGTATCCAACCTCTTTAAGAGCGATGTCGGAGATCATTTTGCAGTTTTGGCCGCTGGATCAGCAGAGTTGGATGGGAGTGTGTCTTTATTGAGGTATGCCTGATAATCAGAGTTTGATGGGTCGGTTGGTATCCAAGTTTCTGAACCATCTTCATTGGTACGAACAATCATTATTGCGCCTGATAAAGTTTTTTCTTCTCTGTATTTCATTCTATAACTCCGCACTTAGTTGAATATAACCATTGGCTGAACCCGATGCGCTTGCCAGCCATCCAGCAAAACCAGCAGTAGCAGCGGCAGTAGTAAGAACGACAGTGGCGATAGTGGTACTCACTGGACTGTCCAAAGCGATTGCTGACCCTACTTTGTTTGTGGAGTTTGCATAAATTGTGTAATTTGTGGCTGCTTGAAATGTAGCACTTGGAGTAGTACGCATAGGTACTGGAAGTGGCACAAGACAATATGCGGTTGTGCTGCTGTAATACGAAGCCTGCGAAATAGGGTTAGAAGATAAGCCTGTCGTAGCGTAAAAGTATCGCTGAGCCGCGCTTAACTCCCCCTGAAATGTTCCAGTAGCAGTTTGAAAACCTGTGGCATAAGACCCAGCCTCTAGTTGTACGCCCCACAAATCTAAATAAGCACCCGCAGTCGTTGCGCCCAATCTAAAATACATTGCTAAATAAGATGAGGTTCCAACCGTTTTTCCCGAAATTGAAGGTATTGAAACAGTAAAAGAAAATCTTTGCCAAGTAGTAGTTGTTGAAGCATTTCCTACGCCTGGAAAAACAGAAGAAGAACCACCCGAACCAAAGTTTTGCTCTGAATAAATGAGTGAAGTTCTTGCACTGTCTGATTTAGCCCAAAACGAAAGAGTCGCAGTCTGCCCAGCATAGGTTCTTACATCTTCAATTCTTGTAGTAAATTGCATATAAGTTGAAGTGCCTGCTGAGGTCGATGCAAGTCGAGCAAAATACGGGTTTTCGTAACCAGAAATAGTATTTCCTGGTGTAAAAGGTTGTTGCGTTGCATTTGCAGTTCCAGTTCCATCTTGCAAAAATAAAAATCGATCTGCAAAATAATTGCCACTACCGATCGAAGTAAAACTTATGCCGCGTTGCCATATTCCAAAATCGCCGTTGATAATCTTGTTTTTACCTGCTGCGTTGTAAAGAGGCGCTGAAACAGTATTTAGCGTTCCGGCTAAATCGTCCATTTGAGCGGCGGTAAGAATGTCACCTGCCGCCCAGTTTGCCTTAGTTGGAAATCCGATTGCCATGTATTGCTCCTTAGTACGCTAGAAATGAAGAATCGAGAATGCCGCTGGTCGCTGAGGAAAGAATAAATCCACCAACGATCGGAGCAGACGTTGTAAAGGAAATGTCGAAGGTGTTTGGTGTAATCGTGTAATTGCTACCCATAACCTGTAAAACCTTCTCAATCGTGGATCCGTTCGATTGAACGTTTTTAATGTCCACCGTTGAGAAGTAATCAAGTGTGAGCGCGGCCGTAATGCCAGCGTCGTAGTTGGGAGTGGTCAAATCTAAGCTGATATTGTCGATTCGGATCGTGGCTTGCGCTCTGGTTTGAACGTAGATGGTGGAGACTTTAAGAGCGTCCGCGTCGCTATATCCGACCACGTTGGTCTGTTGAACGGTATGCGGAAAGTATGTGGCCACAGAATCGGCGTTAGTAAAGTTTTGAGCCGTTCCACCGATATTAGTCGTCGAACATTGGTTGACGATCAATTTGTCGTCATTGGCAAAAGTGACCCCTGAGTAGATGATCCCAGTTCCATCATTGGCGAATCTAGTAATGGGAGATGCGCCGTTAGTTTTCATCACATTGGTTCGTGATTTGAAGGTGGCATAACCATTGGATTCCATGTAGAACGCGCCTTGTTCGGCATATTCGACGTTTTTTAATGCGCTCAGAGCCGTTCTAGATGTGCCCGGATCAGCTTGAACCAAAGAATCACCTGTGTCGATATTGCGAAGTGATGACGGAAAATTGAGATTATCTAAAATGGTATTGATCCGCTGACCTGTAGTTTGACCGGACGTTCCACCGACGATCGTTCCGATCTGCGCCATGTTAAAAAGCCGGAAAGCATCTGCAACTAAAAGATCAACATAACCTACCGACATGGTTGTCGGGAAGGAATAATTGTAAGCGTTGATATATCCGGAAAATATAGGTCGGATAGTTCCGGAGACTTGTGGATAAGTCGTGGAGACTGTGATCTTTTTATTTGGGATTAAATTGCCATAGTAAGGAGACAGCGTGTTTTGAGGATTCCACCAACCATTAGGATCATAGATCCGAACCGTTCCAGCGTTGACTTGAAATTGATCTTGTTGAAGTTGATATCCGCCTTGAATTTGGATTTTCATGACCTGCGATGATACATCGACGATATTTGTCGCACCTGATCCTAAAAAATTGTAATTAAGACGGCCATAAGTAGCGTTATCCAAAGTGAATGGAGTTCCGGCGATCGGATATGTCGGATCATTTCCAAAGTCCACAAGGACGGTGATCGTTATTGGATAAGACATGTTAAAAGATCAAAGAACGTGAGAAGGAATTTGGCACACCTGAAGCCGAAGGATTGACCGTCGCTTGTGCAAGGACGGCACTATCGACCGTGAGAACGACTGTAATCGGCTGGTTGTAGTTCGTACCCACAGCAGAAGACGAAGATGCGCTACCGCCGATCTGAGACGGCATAACGCTACTTAGGGGATTGACTGAGGACATGGTGTAAGTAGTTGGTTGATTGTAATTAAGACCTAAGACAGTTGAAAGAGCGGATCCTGTATCTAAACCCGTTCCCGTACTAGGTACGGTTCCACCAATTTGAACAGGAGCCAAAGGATCTTGTAACGCAAATGGATCCACGGTTATCTTAGGAGGATTAGTTACCTTTTTGGGTGCAGGAGGCGCACCACCGCCGCCACCTCCGACCACATCCTGTTGAATAATTACGACATAAGGCTTGGCGACTAAATTGGCAAGGGCAAGCTGAATAGCCGCGACCTGTGCCAAAGCGGAATCAGTCTCCGGCGGCCAATCAGCAAATGGATTCTTAGCACCTGCCAATGAGGAGATGTTTCCGCTGACATCCATAACTAACCCATTTGCAACAAGGACTTTTTGAGCAAGGATTTCAGCTTGTGCGCCATTTCCATCGAGGATCGCACGTTGGAGAAGTAAGACATCATTGACCTGTTGCGTTTGTCCACGTTGAAGCGCCGCTTGAATTTCGATATTTTGCATGTCGGTCGTATTTCCAGCCAGTTTAAGACCGAGAGCATCGCGTTGGGCTTGCAATGTGGCTTTAGCGGCGGCCGCGAGTTTATTGGCCGCGGCAAGATTGGCGGCGTTAGCCGTGGCTTGTGCGGAAGCTAGTTTTTTGGCTCCAGCAATAGCGGCATTAGTTCCGGAAATTGAATCGTGGTAACTATTTTTTTGATTCATTTGCGCTACTGTGGCTTTTTGCTGTGCGCCTATCTTTTGAAGGGTTTGAATTACTCCGACATTGTATTTAGAAATAAAACCATTAACTGCATAGAGAGCCTTAGACGGTACAACTACAAGATCATTCCACAAAGATTGAGCGATCGAAGGATTGGGTTTAGTAGATTGAAGTGATGCTACATCTCCAATCAAAATCCCAAGTCCGCTGATCACATTGGCTGTATAAGTTGCCAAGTTTTGCATACCGTCTTGAATTGGTTTAATTGAATTTCCATTACCTATAGAAGTTAAGGCATCAACAATTCCAGATCCGATGGTGATCTTAAATTCTTCAAATGATTGTTTAAGTCGAGCGATCGTTCCGGCATAACTGTCAGCTGCCGTCGAAGCATCGCCCTTAAATTTGGCACTTAATACATCGGTGAGTTGAGCGAATGTAAGTGTTTTGAGTTGAACCTTTGTCAATCCAGCCCCTAGCCGTGCCAGAGCGGAGTTATTTCCACCGTAGGCTTTACCCAAGGCCATCGTGACCGAAGCTAAATCCTTACCTGTTCCAGCGGAAATATCTAAGCCAAGGTTGAGAAGTTTTTGTGATTTAGTCGCGTCGCCAGTTGAACGGACGAGAGTATCGAAAGCCGTACGCAGATCAGTTTTTGCGATTCCATTGACTTCTGAAAGGTTGGTGATGAATTTTTCAATGGGAACATCGGCAAAACTTTGTCCAAGGTTAGACAGGGTATTAGCAAGGATCTTGGCAGATTTATCATCTGCGGCGAATGCTGTGACCGCGGCTTTACTGAATTTGACCAATTCCGAAGCGGCGAAGGTTACTCCGAAGGCTTTTGCTAATTTTGTAACCGTCGTGCCCAGAGCAGTAAATTCACTTTGAGCCTTTTTGATATTTTGAGAGCCTTTATATTGGCCAACGATGTCGACATTGATCTGAGTGCGCGAGGTCATGCGACTTTCCTTAATGTCTGAGCGTTAGCGCGTCTTTGAAATTGCATAATGGTTGCATCAACAGCCTTCATGGTTCGAGCTAATGCCTTGCCTTCGTTCTCATGCCAAGCCCGATAGATCAATCGACCGCGCATCATCCCCGTACCTTCAAGATGTTCACCCATCGACTCGATGAAGTGTTCGCCAGCCTTTGGATTAAGTGAGTGAGAATAATTGTGACTCTTAGACTTTCGATCCCATGGCTGACCAGACTTGCCAGACTTGCGTCCAGCCGTCTCCATGATTGCACCAGCCGCCGTTATGTTAGAGATCCGGTAGAAGGTAATGAAGCCATTGCGATTAGGTTTAGTTCTGCCAATAAAAAGTTTTATGCCCCTTCGAACGATTGAGGCGTTAAACTTGGGAAATTCTTTAACGGCGAATGCAGATGATTCGGCTGTAATCTTTTTACCTTGGGTCGCAAATGTCCAGTTGGAAAGCCCAGGAATCTCGTTAGGTACAAATCCCTGAGCTTTCTTTTGAACGGGTGTTAAAGCCGCTCTAATTTCACGATTAAGATTTTTGGCAAGATCAGGTTCAAATTGACGTAAGGCTTTAAGAGTCTCATCTAGTCCTTTGACTTCGACTGGCAATTTCGGCCTCCCTAGCTTCTGTCTGGATCACTTCGATGATCGCATTGAGCATCGGAGCATCAAGTTCGTATAACTCTCTGGGCGCAATTCCTAACCGGACTGAAAGTTTGGCTATCAGATGGGTGAAGGAATTACGCTCTATAAGTTTGGGCTTGGATCGTCTAACACTTCGACTTTCGCCAAGGTGTCGATGAATTTCTCACCGAATAATGGGACATCTTCCGTCTTGCTTAAACACTTCCAAGCGAGCCAATAAATATCAGATTGCTTCTGATCTTCTTGGAACGCTCTCGCGAACCCTTTTTTTGCGTATGCTTCGAAGGCGTATTCGATACTTGGTGTGATCTGATGTTCAGATACATCGCCATTCGCCCTTGTTATCTTTAACTGTGCCATTCGTTTTCCTTTTCTAGTTGATTACCATGTACCGGTAGTGGCCACGGTGATTGCTCCTGAGACGGTAAAGGTCAAGGATTGGACTGCCACATCGCCAATTTTTCCTGCGATTGGAGTCAATTTATTGACCAAGATAGTTCCGGTGTAAAGAGGATTTGTAGCTGAGACTGTTCCGGTCGAGGTAAGCGCACCGATGGCTGTGACGGTTTGAAGGATCTTAAATGCCGCGTTGGTTGCCACCAAGTTATTGAGAATTTGCATGACTTGACCTGTCGAATCATCATTAAGGAAGTCAACAGCGATTGTTGAGGATTCGAGGCCAGCGATAAATGAATGGCCAAGTTGACCCATCGCTGTGACATCGAGTTCATCGAATTGACGGTTGATGGTTGCCGAAATAACGTGATCGGTGAGATCAACGTATGCGGCTCCAGAATAAATCTTAAACCCTACGTTATTTTGATAGAAGATTGCGTTAGCCATTTTTTATCCTTTCTTTACCATGTACCAGAAGTGGTTACGGTTATGACTCCAGAGACGGTGAAGGTAAGACTCTGGACTGCTACGTCACCGATCTTTCCTGCCACGGGTGTTAATTTGTTGACCAAGATTGAACCCGTGTAGACAGGGTTGGTTGTGCCGATTGCGACAGTTGAATTTTGAATAATCTTAAAAGCCGCGATTTGACCTACCAAGGTATTAAAGGTGGTCATAACCGAAGAAGCTGAATCATCATTAAGGAAGTCGATAGCGATCGTGCTTGCTTCAAGTCCGCCGATAAATGAGTGTCCAAGATTTCCCATGGCACTTACATCAAGTTCATCGAATGCCTTATTGATCGTCGAGGAAATCACGTGGTCTGTCAGTTCTGTATAGGATCCAATCGTTCCGCCAGTAATAGGCGCGATCTTAAATCCAGCATTGTTTTGGTAAAAGATCGCCATTTATTTTGCCTCTGTCTCTGTTGGTTCAGGTGTTGGTTCTACGGGTGCAGGTGTAACTACTGAAACGACGACTTCCGGTGTTGGTTCTACGGGTGCAGGTGTAACTACTGGCGCAGGTGCGTCGTCGGGAAGTTCTCCGACTAATTTCAAGAATGCAAGGCTTTCGGGTGATAAATCAAGTGTCATGGTTAACTCCAAGATGTGAGGATTGAGATGGACAGTTCAGACATGAGCATCTGACCCGTATCATTTGGACTGGTTGTCGGTGCGGATACGCTTTGCACGATGACACTTAATGTGGACGCCGACAATTTGTTAAAGACGGCGACGATAAGAGATTCGATGTCTCCTAGATTTCCTTGATTGTCAAAGAGTGGAACGATCATCGTGATCTTAAAATTAGCTTGTGGCGAGATCGAGCTATATTGATTATTTTGCGGATCAATATAGGGATCGTCCGGTGAGATGATGACTGAATTGGCGATAGGGCTGGCCGGTGGAAAGGAATACGTCGACCAGACCCCATCATTCGATAAAGCCGTTGCCAAAGTTGCACGAAGCGTCGTTATCGATGTAGTCATTAGCCGACCATCG